TAGATAGTATAACAGTGTTGCTCTCAGGTGTCAATGCTTTCTCTGAGAGAATCAATCGTTGCTCTGAAACTTTGGAAAAGATAATTCATATCAACATCAGGAGAGAATCCCATTACTGACATAGACCTACGAAGGTTTTCCTTCATTTCAAGTGCATCGGGATCGTCTGATAGTGACAGACGAGCATACATAATTTTTTGTTTTTCTAATAATCTAGAAAGTTTATCAACGTGTTCTAGTTGTTGTTCTTTGTCCATTTGACCGAACTTCATGACATTGACATAAAGATCTTCTTGAAGATCATTTATTTCTCTCAGTTCGTCTCTCACGATTTCTGACTTGAAAAAATCACTCATCTACGATTTGCCTCAGAATTTTCTTATACCGGAACACATCAATATTTAGGAATGGTATATATTTTTTCAATTTCAAACTGACGGTTTGCCACACCGGATCATCAAGTTTTTTATCAAACTTTTCCCTGAAACAAAATATCTTTTCACAAATGGATAATGACTCAATTGATACATCTCCACCCAAGAATTTTTTAAGTATTGGTGGATGACCTTTGGAGCAATTGAAGGCATCTTCTAATTTATTTTCGGAGAAGAATACTTCCATTTGTTCTTTATACAAGTAACTCAAACTCTGCTGTCGTTTTGACCACTCGGCATAAGTTCTTTCACCAGAATTGATGATTTCACCAATCCATAAGTTTTGTGGATTACTGGAAGCAACAAAATTAGATACCAAAAAATCTACGACTTCTTTATCAGAATACTTACGAGAAGTCTTTTCAAACCAATACTTGTCTTTCCTCTTATTGAAAGAGGTCATACTAGCACGGGTTTTTGCTCCGTATTTGAAAAAGTCGTATTTAGGATTTGTAAAATGATTTTTAAGTGACAAATAATGTTGGTAGGTTTCAAATGGTGTCACGATCATAGAGGAAGTTTTGCCCTTGAAGTCTTTTTCATAAAATTAAGTTGAGTCGCATCCCACTTCAGTTTTTCTTTTAGTGGTTTGGATACCAACTTAGCCACAGATTCTACCTCAACTTCATTGATTTCGCAATAGTGACAGATAGCATCAATATAATTAAGTTTTTCCTCTACGACGATTTTTTCAATCTCAAGGGCAAACTTTGAAGGAGTAAGAAACTTCTTCTCTATTGCTTTTTCTAATTCTTTATTGGGTTCCATATTGTTCCAGTTTATCTCCAACAAATTTTCTAATGTATTTGTCGAGCAGGTTGATATACTTTGCCTTGTCTCTTTGTTCATAAACGACACATTCTCCATTTTCACACGCCATGATAATTACAAGTTTTTTGACCATGATACCGGTCATTTCATAAAGCATACATCCATATGCCATACACTGAACAAAATAGTGCTCGATCCAATCTTCTGGTTTTGGTTTTGCAGATGTCTTAAAGTCAATTATTGCTAACTCACCGTCATATTCGGCAATACAATCAACCGTACCGGCAATACCAAGTTCCTTACTATATAGCGAACTTTCTAAAGCATGAATATTATTTATTCGGTTTAGTGTTGGTTTTGAGATTTTAAAGAGAAAATCTGAAAGGGGTTGGACTTTTGGTAATTCTTCATTCTTAAGATGATATTCTACCAAAGTGTGCATGTCCGTACCACGGCTGGTTGCCTTCTTAGTGATACGATTTGCTTCATCCTCACCAACTCTTTTACGCCATTTAACAAAGATTTCCTTATTAAAATGACTGGTCACCGATGTAATCGAGACCAGTCTAATAAGTTCTTCTTCATCTGGAACTTTGTAATAACGAACTCCATCAATCGTCTCTCTGTCGAGAGATGGGAGACTCAAATCAATATGATTAAACATTAAAAACCTGCTTCAATTTTTGCCGTAAGGTACTCTTTAACCAATCCAGAGCGAACAATATCTTCTACCCCAAATTCAATTATATCAAATGATGTCATTTTACGCAAGATGTTCATAAAATCAACAATACCATTTTTATCATTTGTTTTTGTTAAATCAGTTTGTCTTGCATCACCACAAAAACAAATTCTAGTATTTTCACCGACACGGGTAATAATAGAATCTAATTCATGAAAGTTGAGATTTTGAAATTCATCGACAATTACAATAGAATTATCAAGTGTGGTTCCACGAAGGAATGATGTACTCCAAAACTTAATAGTTTCTTGTGCCTTGAGATTACCATAAAGCATCTCGAAGTCGGCATCACTAGGCATCTGGAACATGTACTTTACCATATTCTTATAAGGAATCTGGTAAATATCTGCTTTATCTTCATGATCACCAGGAAGGAATC